CTTAAACAAAAGAGAAGTAAAGAAGTATATTGATACAGTGTACTTAGACATGGGATACCGAAATAAGAACAACATTGGTTCCTTGTTAGATGAAATGATCGCGTCCAAACTAGAAGAAGCCCAGGAATCTGGTGTATACTCCAGTAAAGACTTGGCAGATTTATTACAGATGGCTCATAAGATGCGTATTGACGAGATCAAAGCTCAGGCGGATCTCGCCAAAGCCGAAGGCAGCAATATCAAAAACCAAACCAATGTACAGATTAATGAAGCTGTTCCCTTTGGGCAAGGTAATTATGGTAAGCTGATGGAAAAACTACTCAATGGAACAGAATGACACTATTCAAAGATTTTTAAGGACATCAGACCAAGTTGATGAACTTGAAAAGAAACAAGCGATGCACGAAGTACAATGCGAAGAGCGTTGGAAAACGTGCTTTCAACGTTTAGAAGATGTTGAAAAAGGTTTAATGAGAATAGAGTCCCGTATGATGGGAATTGGTGGAACAGTTATTTTGTTCCTAGCCGGTGTGCTAGTAACTCTAGCCACTAAGATGTAGGAGAGCATTATGCCCGCAGGAAAAGGAACGTACGGTACAACAGTAGGTCGACCCAAAAAGAAAAAGCCTAAAAAAGGCAAAAAGAGAGGTAAATAGTATGAGTGAGATTTATAGCAAAAGAGGTGTTTGGTATGTACTTACACCGGGTGAAGACATTAAATCTTTCGGCTCAGAAGAAGAGGCAAAAGCATCTTTAGGCTATAAAGAACCCTTCTGTGGCTGTTGGGATTGTAAATGTGAACCTTGTGAGTGTGATAAAGTTTTAGAAGACGTCGAAGACGTAGAGCCGGTTAGTGAGAAAACCGATTGGACCTTAAGCGATGAGAAAAGAGGAAGTGATAAGTAGAGATGAAATTGTAGCAGACTTTACAAAAAAGTGGGAGTATAGGTATGATTCTGAGCAATACGGCATGGCCGACGCTTGGAAGATTATTTACTCAGAAAATGAAAAAGGTAAGTTTGTAGGCGATTGTGAAGATTACTCTTTATCTATTCTTTATAGACTCTGTGGCAGAAGCCATCTTAAAATGTGGTGGATGCTCCTTACACACCAAGCAGGTATTTGTTGTGTAGGGCCCAGTAAGTGGAAAACCTCTCATGCAGTACTGCGTTATAAAGGCGAGTACGTTGATAACTGGACTCGTAAGTTTGGTAGTAAAGCAGAGATTGAAAAAAATCATACTTTCCATGCTATTTACGGACATGGCTGGGCATATTTCACTGCAATCAAAATGATAGTAAGTAAAATTACACGTCTTGTCAAGGGGAACTAATAATGGCTGTCAAGAAAAGAAAGGCAGCTAAAAAGAAAAAGCCTGTTCCGACAAACAAGCGTTTGTACTCAGCCGTAAAAAGTGCCGTAAAAAGAAAGTTTAAAGTCTACCCTTCAGCATACGCAAATGCGTTTTTAGTAAAAGAATATAAACGCAGAGGCGGTAAGTACCGAATGGGAGTCAAGAAATGAGTCTCAAGAAATGGTTCAAAGAAGAGTGGGTAGATATCTCCCGTCCAAAGAAAGGAGGAGGCTACGCAAAGTGTGGTAGAGGCAAAGCAAAAAGCAGCAAGTACCCAAAGTGTGTGCCCAAAGCAAAAGCAGCTCGTATGACTGCAGCACAGAAAAAATCTGCAATAAGTCGTAAAAGAAAAGCAGGCAACCCTGGTGGTAAACCAACCATGGTTAAGACTTTCGTCAAGAAAAAGCGTAAAGCTAAAATGCGACGAGGTTAGGAAAAAACTATGGCAGTAAAGAAAAAGAAAAAAGACTCAAGACTTACTAGAGCGAAAGTATCAGGCTATAACAAGCCTAAACGCACTCCCGGACACGCAAAAAAGTCCCACATTGTAGTAGCCAAAGTAGGCACTAAAGTGAAGACAATAAGGTTTGGCCAGCAGGGAGCTTCAACGGCAGGGAAGCCGAAGGCCGGTGAGTCCGCAGCGATGAAAGCAAAACGTAAGTCTTTCAAAGCGCGACACGCCAAGAATATCGCTAAAGGCAAGATGTCGGCAGCATATTGGGCGGATAAAGTAAAATGGTAGACGAAAAAACAGGGTTTCATCCAGCAGACACAAACGGGGACGGAGAAGTATCCGAAATTGAAAAAGAAATGTATCTAGAATTCAAGCGTAAAGAGCTGGAAGACAAAGATGCTCAAAGAGATGCTATTCGTAAGATGGCTTGGTTTTCTTTAGTTGGTCTTTTATTGTATCCTTTTGGTATTTTCTTAACCTCTTTGTTTGGTTTAGATCAAGCAGCAAATTTAATTGCAGATATAGCTCCAACTTACTTTGCCTCAATCGCAGTACTAGTGTCGGCCTTTTTCGCCGCAGATGCAGTAGGGAGTAAGAAATAATGGAAATGTTACTTGATTTAGCAATGACTTTTTGGCAGTGGACAGTGCTAGGCGTTTTAGTACTTGCGGGCTGGTTAGTAAATAAATTTGATAAAGAAGAAGAAGTACTGATTGATTTTAAATACCCAGAAATGCCAAAAATGCAGCCTGTACCAATTGCAACAAAAGATAAAGGTTTCTGGAAAGGCATTTTAATGTGGTTAATGGGTAGTCGTAAATGGGTAATCTGCGAAGATTTTTACTACACTATCGGAGAAGAGCAGTACAAGATTCCTAAAGGTTTTGAGTTTGACGGAGCATCTGTACCAAAGTTTTTAGCAACTTTTCTTTCTCCTGTCGGCGTATTACTCATGGGCGGTTTAGTTCATGACTATGGATATAAGTATGCTACTCTTATGAGAGCCGATGGAACTATTATCGGATACCACGATCAAAAGCACATGGACGGAATCTTTAGAGATATTTGTATAGAAGTAAATGGTTTCCGTGTTTTAAATTATCTAGCCTATTGGACACTGCGTTTAGCGGGTTTTGTAGCTTGGAACGGACATAAGAAGAGGGGTACTCATTGTGAAATTCATTAAAGGTTTATTAAAAGAGCGCACATCTTGGGATGGCGTAATGCTTATTGGAATCTGCGGTTCAGTAATACTGTTCGGGGGTTTAGCAAAAATGATGGCCTGGATTGGTTTAGGCTATGGAATCTGGACACTACTGAAAAAAGAAGATTAATATGGCAGTTGAAGTAAGTCGCAGAGATATAATCTCTGAAGAAATAGTTGAATTAGGGTCTGAGGCAAAGTTCCTTAAACTTCCAATAGGTCCATACTTGAATCTATTGAACGTCAAACCGTTACCATCGCAAGTAGCAATTATTAATGCGATTAACAACCCAAAGTATCGTTTTGTCTCTGCCGCCGTTTCTCGGAGGCAAGGCAAAACATATATAGCTAACATTATTGGACAGCTCGTGTCTTTAGTGCCTGGCTCTAACATTCTTATAATGTCTCCAAACTATGCTTTGTCTCAGATCTCCTTTGATCTACAAAGAAACCTAATTAAACATTTTGACTTAGAAGTAACAAAAGATAATGCAAAAGATAAAGTTATTGAAATCTCAAATGGATCTACAGTACGTATGGGATCAGTTAATCAAGTTGACTCTTGTGTTGGGCGTTCATATGATCTTATTATTTTTGACGAAGCTGCTCTCGCTGATGGAAAAGATGCGTTCAATGTGGCACTCAGACCCACGCTAGATAAAGAGAACTCCAAAGCAATTTTTATTTCCACGCCACGGGGTCGCAACAACTGGTTCTCGGAGTTCTTCTATAGAGGCTTTTCAGAAGATTTCCCAGAATGGTGTAGTATACGAGCGACATATCGAGACAACCCTCGAATGTCTCAGTCTGATATTAACGAAGCTCGTAAGTCGATGTCAGAAGCAGAATTTAAGCAAGAGTATGAAGCTGACTTTAATACTTATGAAGGTCAGATATGGAAATTTAACTTTGAGACTCAGGTAAAAGACTTGTCTCAATTAGACACCTCGAAGATGGATGTTTTCGCAGGTTTGGACGTAGGATACAAAGATCCTACAGCGTTATGTGTAATTGCATATGACTGGGATGAGGATAAATACTACATAGTAGATGAATATTTTAACAGCGAGAGAACCACTGAGCAACATGCTATCGAAATACAAAAACTTATTAATCGTTGGGACATTGATTATATTTATATTGACTCAGCTGCTCAACAAACAAGGTTCGATCTCGCGCAGAATTATGACATCTCCACCATTAACGCTAAGAAGTCTGTATTGGACGGAATTGGGCATGTATCAGGCGTCGTTGAGAATGACAAACTTTACGTTGATCAGGAATGCAAACAGTCCCTGGCCTGTCTAGATGCTTATCAATGGGATCCCAACCCTAATCTTGTAAAGGAAAAACCGAAGCACAACATGGCTTCGCATATGGCAGATGGTCTGCGCTACGGACTTTACTCATTTCAGACCGCAAACATATCCTTCTAGCGATACCTAATCAAAAATAGTTATTGACAAGTTACCCTAAACTCGATATAATTCTTTAGATAAAAATTGAGGAATTAATGGAAAATGCCTAAGTTAAAACGTGATGTTGTAAAGTATGTACGCGACAAGGCAAAGTCCAAGTATGAGAAAGGCACCGCTTGCGAGATTTGCAATGAGACAGAACAGCTTGACTTTCACCATTTTTACAGTTTAACACCGTTGTTAAATCAATGGCTAACAAAGAACAGACACAATCCGGAGTACATACAAGCACTTCGGGATGATTTTATAGAAGAGCATCATGCTGAGCTATATGACTACACAGTTACACTGTGTCATACTCACCATTTAAAACTTCACTCAATTTATGGGAAAGACCCTGCGCTAGGAACTGCAAAGAAGCAGATGAAGTGGGTCGAGATTCAAAGAGAAAAACATGGCTTGGTACAATAATATTTTTGGAGCAAAACCCGTAGAAGCTGAGGAAAAACTAAATCCTGCTCAGTATAATATTGGTAGCAATAAAGTAGAATCCTCAAGAGAGCCTGCGTTTAGTTACGAAAGAGCTTATGAAGACTTAGAGATCGTTAATCGCGGCGTAAATATGATCGTTGATGATGTAGCTGAGATTCATACTTTAGTATCTAGAGAGGGAGCTTTTCGAGGCGTTGTTCCGGGTGTTAAGGCTTCCAAAGTAGA